GTGGACGAGTCCGGTTTCGTCGTTTCTTTCTTGGCTGCTGCGGTGGCCGAGTCCGCGGATTTCGGCAGTCTTGGGATCGAACCATCTTTGTTCCACTGCTCCAGCTGCGCGGGAGTCCAGTCAGCTGTGCGAGTGGGTTCGACGGTCGTTGTGGTTGTGGTGGCCGAGTCCACTGTTGCTGCGGCGGGTGCTTCGGTGATCATAGGTTAACCTTTCGGACTAAAATCGGGAAATGGACTGCCTATCGCCACGACTGGAAGCGGGATTTACTTATGTCGTGCCAGAGGGATTTCAAATCGTGCTAGATTCCACGGCCTAGTCACCCTTGAACGTCTGGCTCCGGCTGCGTCGCCATCGTCTGCTGATGCTGTTGATCGGCCACCTGAGCCGCCTGCTGAACCGCTGCGGCCCGCGTAGCCATATCTCTTTCGTGCGCCTGGTCGGAGGCCTGCAGCCCTGCGTCGTGCGCCGCATGATGGTTCTCGATCTGGGTCTCCTGGAACAAGCGCTCGCGCTCGGAAACGCTCTGCGCCTTCGTCGCGACGTTCGCGATGTACATTTTCAGATCGGCATTCAGCTGCGCGATCGCCTGCATGACCGTGAGTTCCTTGTCCTTCGCCTGGCTCTTGTATTCGTTCTCGATGACCTTGCCGGCGCGCTCCAGTTTGAGTTTCTGGATTTCGGCCTGCATCTCCTGGGCGGCCTGCTGTGCGGCCTGAATCTGCTGCTGGGCCTGCTGCAACTGCTGACCGGTATTGTCTTTCGGGTCGATAACGTCGACGAGTTCATCGCCCATCGCGCCGAGGTTCTTCATCTTGATCGCGATTGCGAGAATCTTGGCCACGGCCCCAGGCGGCAGGATCTGCGCCAGGCCCTCGACGGTCTCGAAGATCTTGTCGGCAAGTTCGGCCTGGTCGTCGCGCTCGGATTGCTTGCTGGCGCCGTCTGAGATCGTCACGGTGAATTTGCCGCGGTGCGCGAAGAAGTAGTTCGCTTCCGGGAGGTGCTCGGAACTCTCCGGGGGGACGACGAAATCTTTTCCGGCGACAGTCAACTTCAGGTCTTCGCCTTTCTGGTCTTTGCCCAGGAGTTCTTTGGGAAGGGAATCAGTCTCTGCAAGCTTGGTGATCAGTTCATTGATCTGCTCGCCGGTATTACAAAGTGCGCGGGCGAAGTTGTCGGTGAAGTGAAAGTTGCCGAGCATCCCAGCGTCGGTGATCTTTTCAAGAGCAATGCCGGACTTGTCGTTGACCTTTTGCGCGTCGGTGGGCAGCGGGCTTCCCGCGACGGCCGCCTGGTGTGACCTACGCCAGCGCTCATAGGCCATCTCGTAGGGATTGGGGTTCGGCATGAACTGCGGCCGCGTGGGCAGCTGCGGCGGTCCCCATTGCGAATTCCAGTCAGTCGGGACTTTGGCTTCGAGGCGCGAGATCGGAGTGCGATGGGCAACGTCCCAGGTCTCGGCCGCGTGCGCGAACTGATTCTCCCAGCCGACCCAGGACGCGCGCGGCATCTGTCCAAACTCTTCCGCTTCCTGGCTGGCAATGTAGGCCATCATCTGCTGCGCCGGACGTCCGGTTCGGATCATCGACAGGAACAGGCGTTTCGACTGGCCGCCGTCCTTGATGTAGATTTCCTTGCCGAAGACGCCAATGATCGGAATCCAGGACCCAAGCCATTCATGGGTTTCGAGAATCTCCACTCCGTTCGTGATGCGCTGGGTCACTTTGTAGGTCTTTTCCCCGTCTTCCGTTTCTTCGCACTCGCGCGTCCAGTACTCGGCGACGACGACGTTGCCGCCGTTGAGAAAGTCCGGAGCAACGACGCGGTCTTCGCTGGTGAAGCTGCGTTTCTGTGCCTTGGGATACTTGCGCGCGAACTTCGACTCGCGCATGGAGTCGATGACGAAGCACACATCCTGGTCGGAGAAATCCGCCTCCAGGCACTCGGGATCCGGGAACACCGTCGCCCAGTTGGGAATGCGCTTGAGGCGCGGCTCCTGCTCGCCTTTCGGCCCCGTAATGACCGTAGTGAGCCGCCAGAACCCGAACGCACACTGCACGGCCGATTCGTAACCGGTGGTGTAGATGCTCGCGCCTTTCGAGGCGTCCTCGATCCCGCGGATGTAAGCCTGGCGGTGCTCCGCGTCCTCGTCGGTTGCGCCTTCGCGCGGGGAGAGTTTAATGGATCGCGGGCTCTGGCGAAGGTTGTTGTTGGCGGAGTTGATGTACTGAGTGGTTTCATCGGGCCAGATGCAGGGCCGGCCTTCGCGATCGTCAGTGAAATCCTTGGGTGGCTTCGCGGCAACACAGTCCATGTCCTTCGAGGACTCTTCGTAGTTGTCGTGCCAGTAGGAACGGTGATAGGCGAAGTCTTCACGGATCTGCTTCAGCAGCTTTTCATCGGCGTCGCTGTTGGTTCGTGCTTCGCCTGACTTGTCTGTGGTCTCTGTGGCCACCTAGTTCGCGCGCCTCTTGTCGGTGACAAAAAGATTCTCGGTGCGAGACAACACGACAATCTCTTGCGCGGCATTGGCAGCAGCGCAGTCGGGGCAAGTTTCTTTGTTTAGGGCTTTGTCGCGCACCCACCCGGCTTTACGCGCGGCGATCATCGCTGAGGCCGCAGTAGGCTCGACGAAGCGAGCGTCTTTGCCGCAGTTGTAGCACTTCACTGTGGCGATCACGCCGGTCGCTGCAGCTCGCGGCGCTGCTGCGTATCGGTTCTCGCCCACCACGATCGGCTTCGGGGCTTCTCCGGTCACTGTCATCGCGCGCTTACTGACCAGGTTGCCCACGCGCTCGGCCATCATGGTTTCGTAGTGGTGCAGGGGCTTGGCTTTGAACGTGAGCCGAGGCACCAGCGCGTCGTACATACTTTGTCGATCGCAGGCGTCGCACTCTGCGAAGAGATCACGGAGATACTTGTGGCGGTCCACCCACTCGCCCTGCTTGTTGTAGCAACCCTTCCAGGCGCACACGATGGCGGCGATCTGGTCGATCAGCTCTCCGGAGGGACAGCCGTTCGCCTGCAGTCCGGCGAGGCCCATCTTCATCAGCTCAGTTTCGAGCTGTCGCTTTTCTTTGGAGTCCATCGGGGTTAGTCGGCCGCGGTCGTCGAGCCGCTCGCTTCGACTCCGCAGTGCGGGCAATCAGCCAGGTGCTCGGCCATCTTGCCGGGCTCGACCCGTTCCAGCAGCGCGGAGCCGTCGGTCATATGGTGAGTCACTTCGATGTGGGAGAGTTTCGCTTCCGGGGATCGGAGGCGTCCCGCATTGTGTTCCAGTGCTTCTGCGTAACCCAGTCCTTCTCTCGCCATGTTCATTCTCCTAAGATCTGATTTGCCTTCGCGCGGATCTTCGCGGCGGTTGATGCTGAGATCCGGCCGGCTTTCACGCCCTGCGTGGCGCGGGCTTTCGCATTGGCTGCGTGCGATCGATCGGGCATGGGGAACTTGCGTTGTTTCGGTTCGCCGAATTGGCTTGCGGGGATGGCGCGACGAGCGGCGGTGGTTAGCTTCGCCATAGCCATCCGATCCCGTACGTGATCGCTACGGCAGCGAGGAAAAAGCCGATTTTGATCCCCACATCTTTCAGACTCATCTCAGCTCCACTTCCCGATCCGTGGCGGTGGGCCGCTCGGCGCTTGCTTCTTCGGCACGACGTTCATTGCGAAAGTCAGCGCCAGTGCGTCGCCGTCATCCGGGGAAGTCGAATCCGCGCCCAGCTTCGCCAGGCGTTTCTTCATGTTCTCTTTCGATTCCAGCTTCACGCGCTGCAGGCGATCACTCACCACGATCGGCTTCGCGAGATCCGCAGCCAGGCCAGGATCTTTGTCGATCGCGCCGCCTTGCTGCAGCCAGGCCTTCATCTTTCCCCATATCTCATCGCGGCGATAGGCGAACTTCGGATCGGTTGAGTCCTGTCCGAAGTTCACTTCCATGATGTTCGCGTGACCCAATGCGCGAAGCCGTTGCACTACAGGTCCAGCAATGCCGGCGGAGTCACAGAAAAGCATGGCGATCTTTTCGCCGTTGTACGTCTTCGAGAGAACATCGCCGAGGCGGGAGATCATCACTGCTGGATCGCGCGTGAATTCACCTTTCACCTTGATCGGCGGAATCGAGCGCGCGTCGTTGCCTTTGCGGAAGCGGACTACGTTGTCATCACTCCCGCCCCATGCGAAGTCAGAGCCGGCGACCAAGGCATCATCCGGCAACCGAACGACGGGCCGGGTCTGCGCGAGGCCGATGGTTTCGAGATCAATGAACTGCCCTGTCCCGCCCTTGGGGAACAGTCCGCGCGCGCGCACGCGGAAGTAGTCAGCGTCTTCATCGCCGTCACACTCCGCCAGCCAGCTCTTGATTTCTTCGAGGTCGCAGCCTTCGACATCACGCGAGTCGATGATGCGGGGATTCCAGCGAGCCCGGTCGGTGCCGAAGCAGGCGTCAAAGAATGCGCCTGTGTTTAGCGTGGGATTGCCGATCGCGAAGAAGATCTTCTCCGTACCGGCGTCGGTGAGCGCACCGTTGGCCACGCGATAGATCTCTCGCGGAATGGGGCTCGCTTCCTCGAAGCCGAACAACATGCGACGGCCGGCGTTGTGTTTGCCGGCGAAGGACTGCGAATTCTCTTCCGACCAGGGAACGAAGTCGAGGCGCCAGGTGGAATCGTGGCGGTCGTCGTTGGCTTTGATCGAGGACGCGAGGACGTTGAACCAGTGGGCATTGATCGCGCGGCGAAACCAGCGATCGAACTCGGGCTGTGTGGTGGTGGTGAGCTGGCGATCGGTGTTGGCTGTGATGCGGGCCATCGCGTCGAGGAAGGTGGATTGATTCCACCAGGAGAGGAATGCCATCAGCGTCGTCTTGCCAGGTCCGTGGCCAGAGCTAATTGCCCGGCGGTAGGTGGTGAAGCGCGTCTCCGGATTCTGCAGGTGGGCGCCGAGGCGATCCAACTCTTCGCATTGCCAGATGCGCGGGCCTTTGAACGCTGCCAGCTCGCCCTCGCCCCAAGGGAAGCCATACATCACGGCCCCGAGCGGATCCCAGCGGAACTCCGCCAGGCGCTCGCGCAGTTCCTGCTCTGCGGTGGGGTTAGGACTTGCGAGTGCGGACACGGGCCTCTGCTTTCTCCATCGCCAGTCGCATACCTTCTCCGAGTGAGAGCGTGGCGTTCACTTCGAGGGGCTTGTCGTGCATGTGGTTCACGTTGTCGGTCGTGTTACCGAGATCCCGGTTGTCGAGATATTCAAGGGCATTCCGAAGATCGGCCGTGTTGAGGGTGGTTTCGGCCTTCTTCGTCGCGAGGGTGATGACGAGAACCCACTTCTCTTCGGCTTTAATCCGCGCCTTGATTTTGCGGGCGAGGTTGCCATCGACGGGGCGCGAGCCGTGTTTCTTGAGGCATCTCTCACAATCGCAATCTTTCGCGTGTCGCCCGGCGCCTGGTCTCTTCCCGCCCATCGTTGAATTGCTGGTACTAAATCAAACAATCAAAGCGAAAGAAACCCCCTACGCGGAGGGGATTTTGTCGAAAGCAACCCGCACCAGCTCATCAGTTTCGGCGCGCTCAAAGCCTGAATAAACATTCAGGGAGTCCACGCTCTTGTGTCCGCTGCGCGGCTGTAACTGGTCTACATCCAATCCGTTACGGCGCAGGAACTGCAGAACTGAATGCTTTAACGTGTGCGGATGACAGAGCAGCGCCGGGAGTCCAGCGTCTTTTCCAGCGCGTTTTACCCATCGCTGAAATGTGCGCGTGGCGATCGGAAACAGCTTTTGATTTGCGGGAGTTTTTTCAGCCAATTCAAGCAGCGCCTGGCGCTCATCGATGAGCGGATTTACGTGCGTGACCAGGTCATCGCAAACTTCGTTCGAATTTTTCTCGCGCCCCATCACCAGTTTTCCGTCGGCGATGCAAGCTGGTGTAATTGCAACCACTTCGCCGGCGCGCAGCCCGTGGTTGAAGGCAACTGCCATCGAGAGCCACTGCAAATGCCCGAGCTTTTTCCCCGCGGCCAGGAGCCTCAAAACCTGCACGATGGTGAGCTTGTGAGCCATTTGAATAAATCAGAAAGAATCAAAAATGTCCGAAAATAACGAACTCGGACACGCGCGCAGCCTGCAGCTACGCCGCTTTCGGGATCTCGCGGTCTTCGCGCCGGCGCCGCGGTGGGGCGGGGAACTTCACGGGCTTCGAAACTACTTCCCAAATCAGGTCCATCCGTCGGCGCAAATAGTTGTAGCTTTCAAACCAGACGCGAGCCCGCTGGGACCGAGACCGCCGTTCATGCTCAGACATCTGCATTACACATAGCTCCGCTGTCCGGCCGGCGCGGCGCGCTTCATCCAGAATCCGGCCGCGTCTCGCACGTAGCGGGGATCGGCGTTGCGCTCGGCTTCGCGGATCAGGTCCAGGGCGAGCTTGCGCTCTTCCGGGGTGAACTGGGCTTTCCTTTTTTGGGAGTCGTTTCATTTGCGGCCGCCCGCGACGGTTATGCCGAAGCGGGACGAACTTGTCCGGGTTGATGATGACCGGGGTTTCTTCTGTCGGGTTCATTGCATGATCCGATTCAACCAGGCCCAGATTTCCGGGGCGCGGGCAAGGAGCCCGGTAATCACGGCGATCACTACACCGTTTCTCAGCTTGAAATTCATCAACTGGCGCTGCATTTCCGCCTGGTTTGACTGCAAATGCCGGGTGTGATCACCCAGGGTGTTGACGGCGCGGAGGAGCCGGTGGGGCTGCTCTTCGTGAAGGGACTGGTACTGCTTCGATCGATCCGGCTTGTCATACGTGCCGAGCAGGAGAGCTCGCTGAATGGTCGGATTCTTGAGTTGATCGGGCGTCATTGGCGGGGAACGGCTGTGAGTGCAGATTCGATCCACGTCAGGATTAGCTGGGCACGATTAGCCATCTCCGGATCGTCTTTCTGTTCACCCATCCGGCGCGTCTCTTGCAGTTTGCTAGTTAGCGCTTCCCGAAACGCTTCGTATCCTGCCGTTCGTTGATCGGTTTGCTGCAGCATCCATAAATACATTTCCCCGATGTCTTCCTGGGTAAAATCAGACAGGTCACCGTCAGTGGTGGCTTCTTCCATCTTGCCCAGCAGCACGGTCATGCGCTCGCCGGTCATTCGCAGGGAACAGCTCGTAGCCGTCGAAAATCACCAAGGCCAGCAGCAGGGTCATCTCCTTCGAGATCGGTTTCGAACTCGAAGTTCTGACGTGCTGGATCCGCCAGGGCCAGAGACCGACTGCGCGTTCCAGATCGTGGAGTGTGGTCACGCACGGGGTTAGGCAGAGGCTCGCTCTTGGGCCCAATCCCAACCCTGATCCGGGCTGAGAGTCGAAACAAAGTGGGGTACTGGGTTGCGTGGGCCTACAAACCTCACACCGGGGATTTCGCTGAGAGGTAGTGTACTCAAATCGGCGGTCTTGACTGTCACCGGACGCGCGCCGAAGTAAAGCAACTCGCGGCAGATGATGCCTTTAGCTGGGTCGGACGGGTCAATATAGTCCGCGTTGGCCAAGGCTACCTGCTCGTCGGCGTAGCTTTTGGATTTCTTCAGGATGGGGCGGTCAATGCGCGGATTCGCTCCGCGGGCGAACACAGGAATTCTCATGGCGGGGTAGTGCGATGGGCAGCCCTTTATGGCGGGGCGCGGCGCTCGAACAGCAGGTCGGCGGATCGGCGGGGCAAGCTACTGGGCGTCAGAGACGGAGTGCTTAGGGTCACTGGTCCGCCGCCCACTATGCGTTTGTACTCTGGGGGAAGAAGGGGAAGGGAAGCAAGTTACCGAGGTGTAGTGAACGGGTGGGTTGGGCTATCGAGTTGGCGCTGTGATGTGACGAACCGGCCTACCAGGTTTGCAATTTTGATGCTTTTCCGGGTGGCAGATTGGGCAGCCGCCCCCGCATCGCCTGCAGCTCAGGCAACCATGTGGAGCCTTGGCGCGGGGCAACTTTGGCAGCTTAGGGGTGTTCGCTTCTTCTCCGGGGGTGCGGCGCACTGCTTGCGGGCGTTCATGGAGCACTGATTTTAAATGTTATCTTGTTCGCTTTCGAGAAGTCCCCGAAATACATCGGGTTGCTCCACCCATAGAGAATTACTTCGTCCTTCCCCTTTTCTTCGGCTGGATACTTTCCGGCCTGAAAGAAGCTGCAGTGCTTCTTGCGGGCAGTGTTACAGGTGAGGGTCACATCGACGCCATTGATTTTTGCGTTCAGGGTTACGTAATCCACATCGACAGTCCCGGCACCTCTAGCCCCGCACGTTGGTCCGTAGGCTCCGGGGAGGCAAATCGCGCGAGCGGGCACGTCGTAGGTTTCAGTGGATTGATTCCCGCTCACAACTTCAACTTCGATTTTGTGACCCGCCCAACAGAGAGGGGCGTAAAGCAGAATGACGGCGACGATGTAGCGCATGCGTTACTCCTGCGGGGGAGGAGTTTTCTTTTTCTTGGCCCACCGCGCCTCGGCTGCGCGTTTTGCTGATTTCTTGCGTTGCGCCGGAGTCAGCTTCGAATTCGTTGCCGCAGCTCCACGCCTTCCGAGTTTAGACAGGTACTCACTGACGGCTTGATCTGTCATGGGAGCAGCTTACCACGATGCGCGGCGGACACGCAATAAAATATTTCAAATAGGGCTTGACATGCGCGGCAGACGCGGATAATATGGCAAATGTTAAGCGGCCCGAGCGAGTGCTACTAACACTCACCCGAGCCTGACCACAAAGCCTAAACGGAGGCCGCATGGCTGCACGCACTCTACCATCTCTCACCCACTCCGAATTTCCACAGGTATTCACCCAAGCTATTGACCAGCTCGTCAGCAGCATTTCGATCTGCTGCTACGAATCCCCGGAATCGTCTTATGGCGCGTGTGACGGCGGAATCCCTTGCCGGGAACGCGCCACCGTTGTCGATGTTTCAACCGAGCTGGAGTACTGCGCTCGGCACGCGAGGAAGGTGGGCCTGTGAACCGCCCGCCCATTCTCGACGAAGAAAACTATCGTCCGGCCTTCGATCTCTACCTCTACCTGGGCGACGTGAAAACGCACCTGGCGAACCACAAACCGATGGACGATGCCGACGAAGCCGCCTGGTGGCTGATCGACATAATCCAAAACGCGGAGGAACTCTGATGACGGACCCCCGCAACTACTCGAACCCCATCGTGCAAGCCATCGTCCACCTGAATTTCGGGGAGACAGAGAAAGCCCTCGACGTACTCATGGGCCTGCTCACCGATCAGAACTTCAAATTCGCGCAAGGAAAGGAATCCGCCAATGGCAACCGTCCAGCAGCCGCTTAGTCCCGAAGTCACCGCCGAACAAGTTCACCATCTCACCCTTCGCCCACCGGAGTCGGCGCAGCTTGCCATGTCACGCGCGCCGGAGATCGTTCTCCAGGAAGCGGCGAAGGCTGCCCAGGCGCTCCGCGACGTGATCGAGCGCAAACCGCAGAAAGTCGTCATCAACGGCAAACAGTTTTTACAGTTCGAGGACTGGCAAACTCTCGGCCGCTTTTACGGAGTCACCGTGGCGGCGCGCGCAACCAACTACATCGAGCAGGGCCGGGTTCGCGGCTACGAGTGCCATGCGGAGGCGATCCGCGCCGATGGCCAGGTCATCTCCGCCGCGCAAGCCATGTGTATGGACGATGAGCAGAAGTGGCGCGACAAGCCGCTATTCCAGCTGCGCTCAATGGCTCAGACGCGCGCCCAGGCCAAGGCGCTGCGCAACGTTCTCGCGTGGGTTGTGGTCATGGCCGGGTACGCCCCCACGCCGGCAGAAGAAATGGATAGCGACCCACAGCGCCCCCACAACGCCCCCGCCGCCTCCCCCGCCGCTCCGCGCTCCACGGGCCGAATCTCCGACGCCGCTATTACCGACTGGTGCCAGCGCATGGCCAAGGCCGCGAACTATGAGCAGTTACAGGATGTGTTCCGCGCGGCCTATCGGCAAGCCAGCGAAGCCACCGATCAGAACGCCCAGGCCGCCTATATCACCGCGAAAGATCGGCGGAGAGGGGAGCTGCGTCATGGCCACCCCGGATTTTAGCCTGGTCATTCAGGGCAGCGAGGAGTGGAAGCAGATTCGCTGCGGCATCGTCACCGCCTCGCGCGTCGCCGATCTGTTCGCCACCAAGGGCAAGGACGCGAAAAAGCAGTGGGCCGCGTCGCGCGAGAAGTACCGCCGGGAGCTCGAGGCCGAGATGCTCACCGGAATCCCGACGCCGTGCTCGGCGGAATTCGCGCGACAGGTCGCGTGGGGGAAAGAGCAGGAGAAGTTCGCCCGCGCCGAATATGAACTGGAGCGCGGCGTCGACGTCGAACTCTGCGGCTTCGCGATGCACCCCGACATTGCTCGCTTCGGCTGCTCACCGGACGGGTTAGTCGGCGACGATGGCATGATCCAAATCAAATGCCCGCTGACGACAACCCATCTCGACTGGCTTCGCGAGGGCAAAGTCCCAGTCGAGCACATGCCGCAGATGCTGGCCGAGATGAGCTGCACCGGAAGGGACTGGTGCGACTTCATCTCTTACGATCCACGGTTGCCGAAACACCTGCAGTTGTTCGTTCGCCGCTTCGAACGCGACCAGCAATTCATCGACATGCTGGAATCGGGCATCGTTGCCTTCAACACCGAGATTGCGAACTCTCTGGCGCAGCTCCCCGGCAACGGGCCACAGCTCGTGGTAAACCTGCTCGACCAGGCGGATGCGGACGAAAGGGACTGGTACTAGACTTCGATCTTCTCGGCCCTCTCAAGCCCGACATTGCTTGCGAACCACCGAGAACAAACCAGAAGGTCCGAGGGAGAGGGGCGGACCTTCTAAAACTTTGGTAGCGCGGGCAGTAGCAGGATCAGACTAAGACGCCGAGTAGAAATCTGGTTCTAGCATCCCGAAGGCCAAGGGGAAGCCCGCGCTGCCCGGCGTCAGAAAGGAACATTATGGCGACCGACCCACAACGGATGAAACTCAACAAAGAAATCAGCCTATTGCGGCGCATCGTCCCGCTGCTTGAAAAATTAAACGAACTGGCGCGCGACAACGAGACTCAAAGCGATCTCGATCTATATCGCGAATGGCTGCACGAGACGATTGCCGAACGCGAGGCTCTCCCTAACCTGGTCAACATTCTCCGGAACGAAAAATGAACTTCCGCCGCCGCCCCATCCTGAAAAACCGCCCCAAGCCAGAGCACTCCCTCCGCTACTCGACCATCCTGGACGGAGCTGTCCTGGTCTACCCCGATGGCAGGGAAGTCTGCGTCAACTCCAAAGCCGGCTGGGACGAATACAAACGGCGAGTTCGGGTGATGTGGCAGAGACAGGAACGGCGTTGCTGCCTCTGTAATCGACCGCTAGCGCTCGGAAATGCCACATTTGAGCATCAGCGGCGCCGAGGGATGGGAGCCGCGTGGAGAGACGACCGAATCGTCAGGGATGGTCAGGACTGGAACGGGGCGGCGCACTGGGTGTGTAATTCCGAGAAGGGCTGACTCTCAGGGCCTCCGCCGCAACTCTCACGTTGACATGCCCACACAGCCCCGCCTGGGCGTAGTCCATCAGGGCGGCCACCGTCGGTTCACAACCGTCCTTCCAGAAGAGCTCCAGCACGTAGTCTCCCAGGTTGCGGACGGACGGGCTGGCGCACCCGGCGGAATCGAAGAGGCGTTGCTTCCAGTCGTCAAAAGGGGTCGCCATCCTAGAAGGATGCGACGGAAGAAGAGGGGAAATCTGTGCTGTTTTGCTCAGGGGTTATTGATTTGGTACGGGGTGTCAATCCACATCGGGAATCTGTTTCAGTCCGTTCCGAGAGTCCACCTGGCCTTCTTGTGCGCCAGTCGTGAGGTTGTTATTGGCATTGGTGTTTGCCGCCGCCTCGCGCGGTAAATGGTACGGGGTGTAGTGGGGGTTGCCGGAGTTGAGGCGGTTCATAAACGCAATTTCGTTCGGCCGACTTTCCCCAGCTTTCAACATTTCGCCGTGCGCTTTCGCGATCAGGAATATCAGATACTCGTAGTCTTTCCAATCCATGGTGAGGATCACCTGGTTGTTCTCTTCGCGGTAGCTCATTCTCTCTCAGCCTTTCGTCTCCGAACTTTGATTCGGTGGGATGGGTCCCTACCCGGCAATCACTTTACTGGTGGCCAGAGTCCAACCTTCGTGACCCGCCACACGACCGAATGACTATAAGTTTTTCTCACAGACCAGCGCCATCGACTCGTTCTTCCCGACACGCGGAGGATTGCGCGAAATTGATTGATCAGAGGTTCAGCGATCTGCAAAGTGAACGACTCGCCCACTTTCAAAGCCACGCACTCGGTCAATAGCGCCGTCCATTTCGGATTCTTGTTCACGGCTGCTCCTCCCTCCCGATTTCCTGCTTCATCTCTTCCACATCCTTGGCGGCTTGGGTCCACCAGTCGACTGCCTCCTTCCTTCCTTGATCGTAGCCGAGTTTATAGGTGAAGGCGATGAAGTCGGAGAGCAACCAGATTGCGACTAGGATCGCCGCCGCGCCGAGCACAATTCCGATCAGAAGATTTGGGTTCATGCGGGCACCACTGCTTTGACGTAGGGTTGTCCGAGTACGATGCAGTGATCTTCCTGCGAGACGTGGGCCATCCAATCCTTCGGTAAAGAGTTGAGCGACTTTCCATCCCAGCCGGTGAAGCCGAAAAGTTCCGCAATCGTAAACGCGGCGGCGATGTGCGGGTAGCCGTCCGATGGAACCGATATCGATAAGTGACGGAAGAGTCTACCGTCTTTCTCTTCGGTGATCGTGAAGACGCAGCGGTAGCTGTTCAAGTACGTCGAGAGGCGCGGATCGTCACCCGGAACTCTGGCGTCTTTGTACGGGCGATACCAGCGCTTCGGATCGAGCGCGTAGTCCACGATCTTCTGCGCTTGCCGCTTGACATAGGCGTCGATGACGAGTGGGCGCATCTTGGCAAGTTGG